CTGCCGCCGCCCCATCAGACTGGGGAAGGTAGCAGAGCGTCAGGACGCAAGTCCCGGATGTCAGTGCGGTGCTGCCGAGCACGGAGATGTATCCCACGCCGCCGTCCCAGCCGATGTCCATGTAGTTCGCGGGCTTCACGGTGATGCCCGCCACGCCATCGACGACGAGCGCGGTGGTGAGTGCCGTCCCCGCGAACGTGACGCGCTTGCCTGCGGCAAGTCCCGAAAGGGAAGCACTCGCCGCCGAGATGTCGAACGCGGCAACGACCGGCGTGACGCCGACGAACTGGAACCTCGGCACCGCCGCTTGCGCCCCGAACTGCGTGATCGCCTCGATGTCCAGCGAAACGATCCTGATGCGTCCCGTCACCTTGAACATGTTCGTGACGGATGCCGCCGTCATCACGGCGGATGCGTTGACGGTCTGGGTGCGGCAGACAAGACCGCGTTTCAGGTTGAGGTCGCCTACCATGGCGATGGTCGATGGACTGTAATTTCCCATGCTTCACTCTCCTCGGGCTGGCCCTGCGCGGACCCCGCCCCGGTTCGTTGTTAGAAGTCCTCCGGTTGCGGCACTTCCGGCGTGACCGGAACCTCAACCGGTGAAGCGACAACCGCAGGAGGAGGTTTCATCGCCTTCGCGATCTCTTCCCTCGCCACCTCGCGGGCGATCTCGTATACCTTTCCGATGTCTTCCTGAAACATCCCACCCTCCTTGAAAGTGGGGTGGGCCGATGAAGGCCCACCCCGTCAGGTGTTAGTCAGAGTACGGCGACGGCAGCGGCGAGTAGCGCGGCTCGATGATCGCGAACGCGCCGATGCAGTTCGCGGCGGCGGGGTCGGTCGCATTGACCACGATGCAGTCGAATCCGCTCGCGACGTCCATGCAGTTCTGAGGCACGATGTCGAACACCACGAGTTGCGTCACGCTCTGCGTGACGGCGCATTGATACGCCTTCGCCGCCGTCTGCGAGGTCAGGGTCGCCGCCGCCTGGAACCCGTCGCTCGTGTAGATGGGCACGTTGTCGGACATGGCCTTCTCGCCCGTACCCGTCGCGCTCCCGGCGTTGCCGCTGGACTGCGCGAGCGTGAAGGTGGTCTGCGTGGCGTCGGCACCCTTGCCGACGAAGCAGTAGATGAACGCCCGGTTCGCGTTCTTCAGGGAGATGTTGATGCCGTTCTTCGCGGCTCCGCCGAGGCTGAAGCCGATGATCTGGGCCATCGTGAGTTCCATCGGATGCGCTACCATTTTATTCCTCCTTCGATTTGGTCAGACGTTGTTATGCGCGGGTCGCAAGGGCGACGAAATGCGACTGCGTCGAGGTCGCGCCCTTGTACGGGGTCAGCGCGGTGGCGCGGACCGGCTGTCCGTCCACCCGCATGACGAACCGGAAGACCGACTCGTCGTAGTCGAAGCGCATGTGGATGCTGACGTCGCTCTTCACTCCGCCCTTCTCCGCGAGGATGTAGCCGCCCGCGAGGTCCGCGAAGATGATATCGCCGACCGTGCCGAGCGACGCCGCCTGCTCGATGGCGAGGACCGGACGCCCGAACAACGTGCCGTAGGGCAGACCGGACAGTCCGCCGGCGGGCATGTAGATCGGGATGCCGCCCGTGCCGATCGCGAGGCTCATCTGGAACAACTGCGGCTCGATGTTCTGGTTGATGAGCCACACCGCGTTGCCCCTGCTCGACGCGAACAGCCGGGAGTACATGTTGATGACGTTCTCCGCGACGATGGTGGACGCCTTCTGGCCCGTCTCCTTCGACACGCTGACGAGGCACCCGGCGTTAAGGATGCCGAGCGGCTGGCCGGTGCCGAGTCCGTTGATGATCGCATCATCCAGCAGGAACCCGAACTCCGACGCGAAGGACGAGCGGATCACGCCTTCGAGCGCGGAGGCGTCATCGAGCAGTTCGTCCGTGGCGTAGCACAAGCCGATCAGTTTCTTCAACTGAAGGGTGATCTGCCGGAAGGCGGGCTTGCTCTTGGTCTTCTGCCCCGCCTCGTCTTCCCAGTACCCGACGATCCCGCCCGAGCGGGTGGAAGCGCGGGAGGTTTCGTCGATGCCGTTGATCTTGATGCTGTTGCTGTTCCCGCTGATGGTCATGCGGCGGCACCGCGAGGCGAGGATGCCGGTGGTGAACGCCTGCGTGAGCAGTTCGTTCGAGAAGTCCGTCTGCACGAGGAACCCTCCGTCCGAAGGGACGGACTCGGCAAGGCCGGACGCGGCGCGGACGTTGAACAGGCGGGGGTCTACGGACCCGCCGGGGCGACCGGCTCGCATGACGTGGGACAGTTGCTCGCCGAAGGACGAGAACTTGTCCTGCTTCCGCTCCTCGGGCGGCGCGGACTGCGGGCGGGGCTTGGACAGCGGCGGATTCGCCGGGGCTTCCAGGTGCGTCCGCAGCCTCTCCTCGCGCTCTTCCGTCGCGAGTTTCTTCTGGAGGTGCTCCACTTCGTCGAGCAGTTCGTTCTTCAACGCGACTTCGGCGTCGGTCGGCTCCCTGCCGTTCTCCGCCGCGCACCGCGTCTTGATGCCCGCAACCTTCTCCATCAGGTGCTTGATGGCTTCCTGGTACTGTGTGATGGTCATGCGTTTTTACCTCCTACGGTCTTTTGGATTGTTTCGAGCATGTCTGCCTTCTTGCTCAACTGCATCCACCTCGGTCCCTCTCTGGTGTCCCCATCGACATGCTTTGCAGGCGGTGGCGATGGAGTCCCCGTGTGCTTTGCAGGCGGCACGGAGAGATCGGGGTAGTGGGCGGCTACGACGCGGAGTTCTTCCTCCGTCAATTCCTCCTTGCGGAACATCTTGCGGATGATGCGGTCGAGTTCGGAGAATCCGGGCGGGTTGTGCGTCCCGTTGTTATCGCTCCACGATGTTTTCGTCGGATCGAACGTAGTGACAGATACCGTTACAGGCATCGTCCCGGTGGTAGATGACGCGGATGTCGTCGCCCCCTTGTTCTGGAACAACGCCCGCACCTGCGCGGAGGTCGTCGGATACGCTGGGTACGTCACGACGGACACGTCGAACAGCGTGACGTCGGTCAGCACCCGCTCGTCCTTGTCGTAGTCCATCTCCGCTTTGTTCACGGTAAACCCGAAGGACATTTGGTTCACATCCTGACGACGCATCGAGACGAGCAGGTCGTTCGCCCATCCCGTCCCCGGCGGGTGAATCTCCACCGCAAGGCCCTTGTCATCTTCCCGCAGCGACAAGGTCTTCGCCTTGTTGCGCCCGAGCACGAAGTCCTCGTCGTGGTTGAACAGGGCGCGGATGTCGTTCTCCTTGATCGTCTTGACGAACGCCCCCGGTCGGATCGACTCGCGGAACCACCCGCCAATGTCCGCCCAAGTGTTGAACACGGCGGCGTACCCCGTGATGACCGGCTTGTCGTTCTCCACCCCCAACCGCAACTCCGCCGTAGGCAGGCATCTGCGTTCCACTTCATCCACCTTGAAGTACATGTCAGCCTCCTGCTCGCGTTTCGTATTTGGGCAGGAGGGACTTCTCGAACTGCCTGCCCTTTGTTTTGATTTCCATCTCCGCCTTCTCCAATATGTCGATGGCGACGCGAATCGGTATCTTCTTCTTCACGATGAACTCCAGCAGTTCCCTGCGCGGGTCACGCATCTTCCGCCTCCGTCGCGTCGTCTTCCTTGTCCGCTTCTTCTGTCTTGTCCTCGCCGTTTCCCTTCTCCCGCAGCGCGAGCGGTTTCGCCACGACGGGCGGCTTCAACGCATTCGCCGGAGTCGTCATGTTCATCGGAACCAGGCGGATGTCGCCGCCCGGATACGGGTCCATGTCTTCCTTCTCGCGGATCTCGTTCGGCGACATCGCCCCGAGGTTGAACATGGCGGTGTAGAACGCCGCCCGCGACGCGGAGTCGCCCCGCAACAACCCCTCGACGATGTGCTTGTAGTACAGCCGCCCGCGCCCTGAATACTCCTTGTCGCTCTTCGACAGCAGTTGCATGTTGTAGTTGTTTTCCAGGCGGACGAGCCACGGAAGGATCGAATCGGTGACGAACGAAATCTGCTCGGACTCGATGTTGGAGAACGACGACCGCGTTAGGTCTTTCAGTTTGTGCGGAGGAAGGTTGAACCACCGTGCCACTTCCGGTATCTGGAACTGGCGGCTCTCAAGGAACTGGGAGTCGTCCGGCGGCACCCCGAGTTTCTCTACCTTCATGCCCTCCTCAAGCAGCAGCAACTTGTGCGACTGCCCCAGACCCGAGTACGCGGTGGACAGCGACCCCTGCAAGTTGTCGTGCGCTACCTGCGACAACTTCCCCGGATGAGAGACGATCGTACCCGGATGCGTACCGTTGCCGAAGTACAGCGACCCGAACGTCTCCAACGCCATGCCCAGCCCAAGCGACTTCCGGGCCATCGACACGACGGAGTACCCAAGGAACCCGTCGAACCCCAGCCCAGGCACATGCAGGATCTTCTCGCGGGGGAAGATGACGTCCTCGCTGTCCACGCGGACGCGGTATACCAACCTGTCGGCCTTCATCATCGGCGTCACGCGGCTCGGGGCGATAGGCCACAACTCGATCAACTCCCCGTAGTTGTTCCGCACGATCTCCGCGTACCCGTTTCCCCACAGGAGGACGTGAGACATCAGGCACTCGCGTCCCGCCATCGCCGTCATGTACGGGTTCCATTCGTCGTGTACGACCCGGTACATCTTGCGATCGTCCGCGATGCTCTTCTTGTCGCCCTTTCGTACCATCAGATGACACGGCAACGCGCCGATCGTACCCGCGATCAGGGACACGGCGTTGTAGACGGGGCTGTAATACAGCGCACTATGCTCGGTGACGGTTTCCCCGGACATGGACTGCGCCCCGTACATCTGCCACAACGTGCGGTCCCACGACTTCTCGTTGGTCAACGACAGGTCGCGGGTGAGCCAGTCCTTTATTTTCCCGAAGACGGTCAATGTGCCCCTCCGAATGTAAGGACGCCGCGAGTCTCGTAAGCGGACTTCGTGTCCGTGCGCTTCATCGCCCGCCCCCACGCCATGAACGTAGCCGTCATCAAGTCGATCTTGTCCGTGGCTTTCTCCTTGTTCGGGAACACGTTCCCGTTGGCGTCGATCCTCACCACGAGATTATCCGCGCACCATCGCAGCACGGGATGCCCCCCGTGCCGCACCTTCCCCTTGATGATGTGCGCCAGGGCACTTCGCATCGGCTCGTTGTACGTCCCGACGTTCTGCTTCATGTCGACCATCTGGAACCCGTAATCGCTGTTCGACGGGTTCAGCTCGGCCATGATCTCGGTGGCCGTCTGCGTCGCGTTCCACGAGTCGTATCCGATCTCCCGCAAGTCGTATGTCTTCGCGGCATCGAACACGTCGCGCTTGATCCATGCGTAATCGACTACCTCTCCCGGCGTGGCGATCAGGTGCCGCTGCTGCTCCCAGATGTCGTATCGCACCCGGTCGACCTTCGCCCGCTTGATGATCCCCTCTTCCGGGCAATACGCCTGACAGAGAATGTCCCAGTACCCGTCCTCCTCCTCGGGTGGAAACACCAGGACGAACGCCGACAGGTCCAAGGTGGAACTCAAGTCCAGCCCGCCGTAACAGGTGCGCCCCTTCAGCCTCTCGACGTCCACCTCTCCCGCACACGCATCCCATTTATCCATCGGCATCCATCGCGAGAGACTCTTCACCGGGATATTCAACCGGAACCGGAGGAAGTTCTGGTAATCCACGGGGTCGTTCTTCGCCTCTTCGTAGTCCTGCCGGATCTTGTCCAGCGTGAATATCTGTCCCAGCGACGGGTTGACCCGTTTCCACAACTCCTCGTCGGCCGGGTTGTCCTTCTCCGGGTCCGCCAAGTACAGCACCGGAAGGAACCGGGGGTCCTGCGCTATCCCCGCCTGCACCTGCTGCGCCTTCGTGCGGAGTTTCCACCAGATCGAGTTCTTGTCGTACACGCCCGCCGTAGTGATAACGATCACCACCTGCTGCTTCCGGGCGTAGTCCGTACCGGCGGTCAGCACGTTCCACAGGTCGTCGTTCGGGTGCGCGTGGATCTCGTCGACGATCACGCACGACGGCGACAACCCGTGCTTGGTATACGACTCCGACGACAGAACCTGCAAAAAACCGTTCTTCGCCCCGTAGATGATCCGCTTCCGGCTGTCCAGACACTTCAGGTTCTTCGACAACGTGGCGTCATTCCGCACCATCGTCGACGCCGCCTGGTACGTCAACCCGGCCTGCTCACGATCCGCCGCAGCGACGTATACCTCCGGGCCTTCCTCGTGATCCCCGACGAGCATGTACAACCCCAAGGCGGCGCACAGTTCCGTCTTCCCGTTCTTCTTCGGGATCTCGCAGAAGCAGACCCGATACTGACGCTTGTCCCCGCCGTTCAGCGTGCCGAACAGCGGGCGGACGATGCCCTCCCACTGCCAGTCGAGCAACCGGAACGGCTGACCCGCCCACTCACCCTTCGAGTAGGTGCAGCGCGTTTCGATGAACCGCTTGACCCGTTCCGCTTGTGCCAACCCCTCGTCAGTTACCAAAGAACTCGTCCTTCTCCCCGCCCCCATGCACGCTGATCTTCGACCGGCTGGCGGGGTCCATGCCGAACGCCGACAGGTACGGACGCTTCGCCGCAGCCAGCGCACGGAGTTCCCTGACGATCGGGTTGATCCTCGCCTCCACGACCATCAACTCGTTCGTCCTCCCCTCGGCGGTCTGCCCCTCGGAGAACGATGTCTTCACGTCCAGCACCTTCCCCTTGCAGGCGCGGAACTCCCGCTTCAGCCGGACCTCTAACGCCTGGAGGATACAGAGCGTCGAGAAGGTGGTTCCATCGACCTCCGTAAGCAGTCCGTTGCGCTCCAATGCCGGGGCCAAGTCCCGCCAGACCGCCCTATCGACCCCGTCAAGGTGCTTCGGAGGTCGCGGAGCGATGGGAGCCGGTTTCGGCTCGTGCGGGTTGATCCGGTCCTTGTTCTTCTCCCCGTGGAGCAACTTCAGGGCTGTCGGCTTTCTCATCCGTCCTGTTCTACCTGGCAAAACCGCCTCCGCTGCTTGTAGCAGGGAAAACCTGCGCGTACC